GTTTCCCAGTCACGATCGATCAGGCAGAAGGAAAATCAAACTATCTTGTGGTTGAGGACGAGAAACAGTATCAGGATGTTGCATTCGAGCCCAAGGTCATGTACACTCTCTCTGCCACAAAGGGGAGAATGCTCGGTTTCGGAATAGGAGGGGAAGCCGGCTCTGACTATGACCGACTTTGGCAAAGAACAGACCAGAGAGAGTGGGTATATGATGATCCATACTGGAGAGGCAAACTGCAATTCGACAATCTTGGAAACATAACCAATTCAGATGACGAGTTGAAATCCATCCTTGCAGGAAGATGGGTCGCACAAAAGCCTGAAAACACACAGTATAGGGGATACCATATACCTCAGACCATAGTGCCTACAATCCCATTAACAATACAGGATGCCATAGACAAATATCACATACAGCCAGAGCTATCAATAGAATACCAACAAAAGAACTTTCCACAATCCATCTTTCTTTCACATACGATGGCACAGATGTACAAGGCTGAAAGAAGGCCAATCACCCCCGAAATGGTGTATGCCTGCATGCACCCGTACAGATACATTGGTTTGCTCTCTGCAGGCGAGGTGCGCAAGCTCAAGGAAACATTCAAGAACGAGATAAGAGTACTAATGGGTGTTGACTTTGGAAGTGGACCCGCAGCTTCGAGCACAGTTGTCTCTATTATCATCCATTGGAGAAAAAGTGGAAGATATCAAATTGTACACATTGAATCCCGCCCTCAAGAGCACCAACTCGATCAGTGTAAATACATTGCGGAGCTTGGTGACATCTATGAGATTGACCATGGAGTCGGTGACCTTGGATATGGACAAATTCAAGTCAAACTTATCCAGGATGGAGGAACAGACTCAAAAGGGAATTCTTTCAGAGGTCTGGGAAGAAAGAAATTCCAAGGGTGTCGCACTATTGGAGACGAGACAAAGCCAAGGGAGCAATACCTAACGGACACTGATGAACATGGAACACAACTCGGAAGATATCAAATCGATAAAACTACTAGCATTCAAGCCTTCATTGACCGTATCGGAACCAGAATACCACATCCAATTAAACGGGTTCCGGAATATTCCAGGCCTCTTCTATGTATCCCATTCAAAAACGAGTGGGAAACAGACTGGCTTGTCAAGGACTTCTGTAGCATCACTCGTAAGGACCTGAGCAAGGATCCTGATGTTGCACTGGAGGAAGACCCAAGACAAAGAGCAAGAAAGGAGTTTAATCACCCGCCTGATTCTGTAATGTCAATAATTTACTGCTTTGTAGCAGACGAAAACTATCGCGAGGGAGCAGCCCGCCTGTTTGGGACCAGAAGAAACTAAAACCAGAGAACGAATCCTGACAAAGATTAATTAGGTGTTAATCATTAATGTTAATCATTGATATGGTGAGGTGTCAACGCTGTCAAAAAACCGTGCGCACAGGATACTCATCACGCAACTTCCGTGAATGGGGACTATGCAAGATGTGCGCTCATGAGGAACACCCAGAAGTATACCGACCTCGCATCTATGAAAAACTGATTCAGGAAAGAGACTCCAACAAAGTTTAACACTTGTATAACAAAACCCCGACTTTAACTCATGGGTCTCTTTAACAAGATAGCAGAGAAACTGTACACTTCACCAACAAATAGCGATTCAACAAAATCCAGATATTCTCCTGTCAACAAAGAGACCAAATCATACTCACGCAACTCCAACAAACTGAATTTATCCCACATGTCAACCATGATTAATGAAATTACAAACAACGGACTTGGGTTCTCGCTTCCCGTGTTCGGGCCAAACGTCTCAATATCTGGAGACTATTCAAGGGAAGGTTATGCATCCCAAACCTTTGATACCCCTCCAATGTCCTTCAAGCAACTGGCACTAGTACTGGAACAGGACGAGGATGCAAGACAGGCAATAAATCATCTTACCTCAATGATTACCGGAGGATCACATTACTGGAAGGCCACTACCGACGAGTATGGCGATTATCTTAACAAAATATCTAAGCAAATTGACTTTGACTGGCTTGACTCGCTGATGGTGCAGGAAGCGTTGTGGTATGGAAACACTGTATGGAAGCCAAGGATGGGAATAGCAAACGTCAGAAACAAGGAAGATCTTTTGTGGATTCCAATATCTTCCCTAAAGAGGGTATGGTGGGACAGGCAGAGACAGCCATACGTGTATGAGTTCAGGGGTCCGCAATACCAGGGATACCACCAGGTAAGAGATTACTTTAAGGCAGACATCAACGCAATGGATCTCATACATATAGTGTGGAATCCAGTTGATGCGTCCGTGTTTGGTACCGGACTTGGAGTGCCCATATGTATCCAGAGAGAGTATCAGGTCAACACCACAGACGGATTAGACGACAGAAGATCCACATCACTGATAGACCAGAAACTGCAGACAAGAGATACCATGCTCAAGGCACAGTCAAGATATCTTACAAGAAACGTGTACAGCATTCCTGACGGTGAGGATGATGACGTCACCGCATTGAGAAGCGACCTAAAAGATTTGGAACCATTGGAGGACGTGGTTGCAGGAAACAAGATAGAAGTACAGGAGCTTGGAAGCGTGCAGAGGGAGTTTGACCCAACACTGCACAGCGACTTGATAAAGGGACCAATCATGCAGTCCCTTGGAACCAACGTCGGAAAGCAGTCAGGGGAATCATCGCACACATATGCCAACGCAGAAACTGCAAAAGAGATGGAACAAATTGGACTATCCTCATTCCCGCTAATCATTGGAAGACAGATTCAAGACCAACTGTTCAAGCCAATCTACGAATCAATGCCAACTTACGATCCAATGTATTACTCTGGAATGCTTGCAGTCCCTTGGGAGCACATGGAACCGGAACTAATCTTTGGAAGACAGGAAAAGAAGACTATAGAGACAGATCAGGCAATCAAGTTACTGGAGATAGCAATGCAATCAAGATCCATGCCAGATCCGTTGGAGGTAAGGCAAATCCTCTCAGATCTTGGACTGCCTGTAAAGCAAAAGTACACTGACCAGCTTAATTCCGTATACAACAACTATCAGGTGATGCCTCCTTACATGCAACAACCGCAGGCTGATTTTAGCACTTATGGAGCCGACCAAGCCCCCCGACCACAGGACACAGGATATTACACACCTGATGCAAATAACCCTAATCCTAGATACCCTCAACCATTGCCAGACGGACAGCCGGTAGTGCAGTCATATCCTAACGCCACTGTAACTCCTGGAATGGATCCCAGACCGAGTGACCCAAGAGCCAACTTTGATGCCATATCCCGCGTACAAATGACTACTAAAGACAAAAAGGGAAATGCCTGAAAAACTTCATAGGTGTGTAGATGATGTCACGTCTCAGGGAAATTCTGAGGATTCTGCGTGGGCTATATGCAAATCTAGTATCGATGAAACGGAAATGTTTTTCTCGTTTGAGGAACCGAACGACCTAAAAGTAGAAGAGGCATTCCAAGCATTCACACATTCCTCAAGCTTTGTTGGAAACGTTCGATACGATCCTGACACACAAAAGATGCACGTACTTCTTAACGGAAAAGGCTATGATTTGTGTGGAATATCACAAAGGGAATATGATGCGTTTGAGGGAGCAACATCAAAAGGATCATACTTTAACCGCATACTGAAAGGAAACAAGAACTGTGGAATTGGAGAAATCACAAATCCCCAGAATGTTCCCGAAATAAATTGGCTTACCACACAATGGCCTCCTCAGATTAACGGCGAATACCAACTTCCCCCAGTATCCATATACATGCAGCCCAACATCCCTTATCCTCCAGTAGTGGAGAATGTGGTTCCAAACTCTTTGTCAGGGATTGCCATAGGTGCAAAGCCATACAGAGAGAACGAATCCACGGGACAGCATATCATAGATCCATTGGGTGCAGCTTCAACAATGCAAAACGAGGAAGGACACAACATACACAAGAGTATTTCTGGAATTCCTGCAGACTATGAGACAAGACCAGAAGACCTGTCATATACGATAAAGGAAACAATGTCCGAATTGCAGTCCCAGTTCAGGTGGATGTCTCCTGATTACATAGCAAGGGCAAAGGCAGTATCTTCCCAGAATGGTGGTGCAGTGCTGTTAATCAGGGCAGCAGCCGAGACCATCACGGATCACAGAGCAGGTGCTCCTCCTGGAACTTTGCATTCACAATACAGAAGACTACTCTCTTCAAACGAGCTGATGGCAATGGCAAGAACCGCTACAAGCAAGGGTGCAGACATTAATCATTATGGCACATCATTCCAGACTAACGGAGTGGTTTTGGATTCAGAGTTTGACCCCGAAAGAAAGGAAATTCAGATGATAGTGTACGAGCAGGATCCCGAGATAATTGCCGCAATACAGTCAGGACAGCTAAATCAGGTATCAATCAACGGCGGCTCCCCAAGAAACACAGTTGTTACATGCTCCACTGGAGAATGCTTTGCAGAACCAAGAGGAGTCATACTGGGAGAAAAAGACAACATCGCGTTTGCATATGTGGTGACAGACCCCAACGGGATGAGATGGAGAGGTCAGGTAATCCCCTATGAGACACCGGGCATCAAGACTACAAAGATTGAGATATTGTAAATAGCCCCTGTTGGATTTGCACCAACGTCACAAGATTCAGAGCCTTGTATGCTTGACTGCTACACCAAAGGGCTGATAGCCCTAGAAAGATTCGAACTTTCGTTGCCGGCTTCAAAGGCCGGAGTGATTGACCTGACTACACCATAGGACTGAGGCCTTCGAGAGAGAATCGAACTCCCACCTAGAGGATCACAACCTCGTATGCTGACCATTACACTATCAAAGGCATAAGAAGGTAGGCGTAACCTGGACGCCTCGTTATTGTAGCAGTGGGCAAGTTGCATTTTCTCCATATGGGATATCTCTTTCAATCCCCCACAGCAAGTCGCTACGCTTACAATCTCCCACCCCCATAGTCTAAGACCGTATTGTTCTTTCGAACGCACCAGGTCGAGTGTGGAGCCTTCATTTCTCCTCAAATTAAAAGTGTAATAAACTTTTAACACTTGTATAGCAAACAAGACCTCATACAAATCATGGATAATGAGTGTAAACAAAAATTCCTCAACAGCAGAAATCTGGTAGAAATAAACAAAGTACTAGAGACTGCTGGCGCTCCAAATTCTGCTAAAGAACTGGCCCGTATTGCCGTGAGCTTGCCAAGTGCACAAGAGACCTTGCGTACCCAATACATGAACATGGCATTGACTGAGGCCGAAGAGGCAGAAAAGAAAAAGACTGTTACAGAGGTTGACGGCGGAACTTCACACTCCAGTACCAGTACTGAAGGCCTTCCAAAAGAGGGTGAAGAAGTGACAAAGGACGATGTGAGAAAAGAGCCAGATACCAAGGACCAAATGGGTGCTGTCGTAAACGAAACAGATCACATGGGCCAAGGATATCAGCAACCACAACCACCACAAATGCAGCAAATGAATGGCGGACAACAACAATGCCCTCCACCACAAATGCAGCAAATGGGACAGATGCCCCCACCTCCACAACAACCTCCAAACCCAATGCAGCAAATGCAATACACATTGAACACAATTCAAGAAGCAATCAAGAACATCGATGGTAGAATAAACAAGATTGAAGAGACTCAATCTCAAATGCCACAGAATGGCTCAATCGAGGTTGGATCTAGAATTGTTCCTACATATGGAGAAACTGGTTCTGTAAGGGAAACAACTTCATTTACAGCACAAAACATTCCCGATCGTGACTGGGAAAC